GCCTGAATCCACGGTGCTAAAAGCAAATCTAAAGGTTCCAGTGGTGCCAAATGTCAGCACACTACTGCTCAAACCCTGCACACCAGCAGTACCCAGGCTCACTGCCCCGGGAAAAGTCACAGTGTAAGCAGTGTTGGTAACAACAAAGTCAATGTACATTATACCAGAAGAACCTGTGGTGGGCCAGCCGGTAAAGCTCAAACTCACGTTGGCTGTGGGTGCAATCAGTTGATACTGTGCGGCACTGTAGTCCACTGAGATTGATCCTGCAGTAGTGGTCTGTTGCAGATACGTGTAACTTACGTCGTTTAATTTAACTGCGTATATTAAGTTGTCGGCCATGTTGTTGTCCAAGATGGTGCCGGTGAGCGCAGCCTTGAAAACGCCTTTGTTTTCCAAGTCAGTGATTTCTGTGGCAGCAATTTGAAAGTTGGTTTTGGTGTTTGTAAAATTGTCTCTAAAACCTTGAGTATTGTTCTGCTGACCGGCCACGGGATATGTGCCGTCTATGTTGTTGGGGTTGATTTGACTTGTCATAGATATTCCTGTATAGTAGATATTTATTCTAGCCTTTAATACACTAAATAATCCAAAGGCCCAGATCGAATGCAGAAAAAGACCCGAAGTTTACTTGAAGAACTGGATTCAATGTATGTAGAGCGTGACCGACGCTTGATCATTGAAACCCGAGCTGACAGTGTGATTGCAAGTGCCATAAGACTAATTGAACAGATAGAGTCCGAATTTGGTCCCGAGCAAGCAGAGAACCTCACAAGAAAATTGCTCAATGCAATACGCACCAAAGATGCCGGTAAATTTTCACGATCAGTTAGGAGAACAAATGCAGATACATGAAATAACACACAAACGGGTTGATGAAGCCATGCTCGGCGTTGGTGCTGCAATTGGCCGACAGATATCAGGCGCTTTGCAAAGAAAAGCCTTTGGTGGGGTGATAAGTCCAACTGGTGGTGCCACCATGGATCGTGCTCAAGCAGTGCAATTGGGGAGACAATTATCAAACACATTGACGCCTGTGATGATGAAACAGTGGGCAGCCGCTGTACAGGCTGCCATGGCACGAAGCAAGAACCCTGCTACTGGTGCTCCAGTGACCAGTGCATCCGAACTTAGTATGGACAGCAAAAACGCCCTAAAAGCTGAATTAGATGTCATGATCAATCAAGCCATTCAGCCTCGCAGTGCATACAACTACAACGACTTGATAAAGTCTGCGGGCACAGATCCAGTGGCACAAGGTCGAGCTCGGGCCACTATTGATAATATCAGTCAGGCAGCAGATCAAATATTCAAAGCCACCATGGATCCTGCAGCCGGAATTAACACAGCACAAGCATGGCAAAGTCTCATGCAGGATGGGGTCGCTCCGGCTCAAAACATGATAGCGTACGACGCTGGCGGTCGCGATGATCCCGACATAAGAGTCAAGCGTGGGTCGGTGCCTACTACATTTGAGATTGATGTGGGTAATGGTACGTATGTGGATTTTGATAAGACAAATCCTACCCATGCGGCAATAGCAACAAAGTTAGGTGTAGAATTTAAATAATTATTATGAAACTTCTAGAAGGTGGCAATGTTTTTAAAAACGCTGACGGTTCGCCAGCAACTCGTCGTATCCGTCAGGTCGAGATCCCCGGCACTGTGGCCTGGCTGGAGCAGCTGACTGGCCTGGATCTTTCCCAAGACAAGGACGAAAACGGTATTCCCGTCAAGTGGTTGGGATCAACTGGCAAAAAGCCCGATTCGGGTGACTTGGATCTTGCAGTGGATTCCAACGAAATCACCAAGGCCGAACTCAAGGGCCGACTGGATGCCTGGGCCACAAAAAACAAACAAGATCCCCGAGACTGGTGCAGACTCACAGGCGAAGCTGTGCACTTTAAAACTCCCATACAAGGCAATCCCAAGAGTGGTTATGCACAAACAGACTTCATGTTCATGCCCAATTTGGAATGGGGCACATTCTGGTTGGGCAGTGCACCAGGTTCAGCCTACAAAGGTGTGTTCCGCAATGTGTTGATGAGCAGCATTGCCAAGTCCCTGGGCCTCAAAGCATCGGGCAAGGGCATCACAAGTCGTCAGTCTGATCGCTTGGTCACCATGGATCCAGACGAAGCAGCCGGCATACTGTTGAGTCCGGGACTCAAGCGCAATCAACTGATGTCAGTTGAAAGCATTTACAAAGCCTTGGCCATGGATCCCGATCGTGATGCTAAACTAGCAGACTTCCGTGATTATATTGCACGTGAAGGCATCAAGGAACCCGAAGCTGGCGTAGCCGAAAGTGATGTCAGTTTCTTGGCACGTCTGCGTGATAGAATTGTAAACAAAGGTTATGTTGCTCTTGTGGAAGCCGAACAAGCTGGGGTAGGCGGCAGAGCCAAGGGTATTGAACATCTGGAAGATCTTGTGTTCCGACGTGGCACACAAGGCATCCGAGATGCTCTTGCTATTGTGCAACATGCCACAGAACAACCCAAAACAACCACAGCCAAGTGGGACGGCAAACCTGCTGTGATATTTGGACGCAAGCCCAGCACCGGAGAGTTTGTGCTCACAGATGGTTCAGGATTTGAAGCCAAGGGCTATGATGGTCTTGCCACAAGTCCCCAAATGATGGCAGACATACAAAGCAAACGTTCAGGCGATAGAACTGAATTGATTCAGATTTACTCCACGTTGTTCCCAGTGCTGGAAGCCGCACTACCACCAAACTTTCGCGGGTATGTCAAGGGTGATTTGTTGTACATGGACACACCGCCCTTGATTTCCGGCAACTATGTTTTCCGGCCCAACACTGTGGAATACAAGATTCCCGCAAAGTCTGCCCTGGGCCAGCGCATTGGCAACAGCAAGATTGGCATTGCCATACACTCAATGTACGCTGATCAAGGCGACGAACGTCAGCCACTGAGTGGTGTGGGCTTTAACGAAGTTCCTGGCCTGATGTTGGAAAAACCAGCAAGTCCCCGGCAACTGCAAACCGAAACCAACGCCGAAAAGCAACTCAAACAACTGATCAAAACTCATGGTCGAGACATTGATGTGCTGTTCAATCCTGCTGAATTGCGAGCACACAAGATCACAGATCTAGCCAAACTGTGTGTGGACTTTATCAACACCAAGGTAGGCGCACCACTCAACGGCGCCACACTGTTGCCCGAATTTGGGGATTGGCTACAGACCAAGGTAACACCACAAAAGTTCCGAAACATTGTGGAATATCTAAACAGTCCTACATCTAATACCCCGGCCCTGGCCGCGGCATTCACAGCATTTGTATTGTTACACGACTTGAAAATGCACCTGCTACGCCAAGCAGATGCTGAGCACCCGGGGCAAGAAGGCTGGGTCATGGCCACTCCTGCTGGTTACGCCAAAGCGGTAAATAGGTTTGATCCCCAGGCTTTTGCGGCTCAAAATCGTCAGAGAAACAATCCGCAACAGGCGTGATTTTTCCAAACTGGCTAAATAAAAGTAGGCCCGCTGAGGCCACTTAACTTAAAGGAAAATTGAAATGGCAACATTCACAAGAGTAAATGGTACTACCCAACCAGTCTTTGCACTGGACGTAGCAAACGGTTCTATCGCTGGTACAGCTAACGTTGCGGCCCAAGGCCCAGTAATGTTCTCTGGCCCCAAGCTGGACTTTTTCAGCTTGACAGCTAACACCGCATTGACAAACGCAGGTAACGTCAACGGTTACCTCAACAACGTGTTCCAGGCTATCCAGTCTGGCGCTGGCATTGTTGACGGTGGCGCTGGTGGAACAATTGCGTTCTACGACATTGGACCTACAGCAGGTTTGATCAGCTTGGCTATCTACCCAACTGGTGCTTATACAACAGCACAATTGGTGGCCGCTGCCCAAACAGCCAACGCAACTGGTGGTTTGAACATTGGTATCCCAACTGCTAACGTTTCTAACGTGGCTACATTTACCGGTTTGCAGACCTAATAACTAATTTTTAGTTAACCGACCCTGGAAGTAAAAACTCCAGGGTTTCTTTTTGGCATTAAATACTCATAGAATGAAAATCATATGCCGTACTCTTTTTGATTGCAGCGCCACTGGTGTAACCGGGCATTTTAGATCTAGCGAAATACCGTTTGTGGACCAGGCGGGCCAACAGGTAAACAATCAACAAGATTGGAATCACTCGCGCAATCAACAACGCAATTGGGAAACCTTGTTGCAACTCATCAGCCTGCGTACACAACCGGTGGACATCACTATTCCTGCGCAACAAAACGACGTTTGGGAATTTGAATTCAAAAGTGAATCTCAAGGAGTGTTTGAAGTTCATGGAAATCCTGATCCACTGGCAGGGTTAAAAACCGACTGCGAAGGCGTGCCCATGATGTTGAATCTCAAAGAGCAACCCGAGTTATCGCCCACTATAACCACCAATGGCGATGATCAAAATATTTGGTTCACTGCGGTAAATAATGCATTGGAGTAATCATGGCTGATACCACTGACATTGAAAAGAAAAGTCTAGAAGCACACGTTGAGTTGTGCGCTCAACGTTACACAGCTTTAGAAAAAAGCATCGACGATGTCAAGGCGGACACAGCAGAATTAAAAGCCACCATTCAATCTGTACATGCCATGGTGCACAAGATGAGTGACAGTCGTAACACACAGTTGATTGGCTGGGGAGTGGGAATCATTGGATTCTTAACAGCCGTTGTAGGATACTTGGTTACTCACTACGTATTAAAATGACCCAAGACCAAAAATTAGAACAGTGGGCCGAACGTGAAATCAAACGTAACCTACCGTCTATCATTCTAGAAGATGATGATGGCGGTGTTGTGGTGTTTGGTAAGTACTTTATCCGGCCTGTAGACAAAGGGTTTGTGGTCAACACCTGGGACCAAGAAATACACTGTTTCAGCAGTAAAAAAACAGCAATGAGCTGGTGCACTGCTGATCATCAAGGGCAATATAAATTAAGCAACTTGATTTTGTTGCTAGATCGTAAAAAACAAACATTGGCAGCAGACATCTACTGTCGTAAAAAAATAGGCGAGCGCGGCCGACACGAAAATTTCAATGAAATAATAAACATGAAAATCCAACCCAAGATTGACAGCTACAATGCAGTCAACTCCGAATTGGAAAAATGTGTAAATCAGGCTAAATATCTACAGATTAGAGGATTCAATAATGAAACTGCAAGAACTATCGGCCACTAAGCCAAGTAAGCAAATTACCAAAGTATTTGAAAGTTACTTTGGTTCACGTATTCCCTTCAACCAACTGACTGCCAATCAATCGGCCTTCATGCTGGAAAAAGTACAGGGTGTGCTCCGGGAGTATCGATCAACTGTTGCACGTCACAACAGTGAACAGAATCCAAAATATCTGCAACTGATCATGATGGAACAGGCTCTTGTGGGCAGGCTCAAAGAGGCCATGGCTCCTGTGGCTGGTACCAGCGGAACTGGCAGTGTTGGTGCCGCGGCTCCTGCAACACCACAAGCCGCTGTGGCTGGCGGAAAGCCTGCTGTGGCTGGTGCAGTAGCAAAAGATCCCAAATTGGCCGCTGCACTTAAAAAGAGTTCAGCTGGTCAAACATTGAATCCAGAAGAACAAAAACTAGTGGCCGGCGCCGCAATGATGCAAGCTGAAAGTCGTTTGCGTCGTTTCATGAAGCGCCTGAATGAAAGCGAAGTGCAACAAGCTCAAGTTGTATTGGCTGCTCAGGACATGGTAGACAAGATGCAAGGCATGTTGGAAGATGTGAGTGAACTGCAATTCAAAGAATTGCCAGCCTTGGTTGATTCAATCAAGGATCAAGTTGGCATTGATCAAGCCGCTCAATTCAATCAAGACGCCACTGCCGCTCTTGCAGGCCTGTTGCAAAATATTCAAGGTGCCAAACAGCAACTTGATGCTGCTCTAGGTGTTGTAACTGGTCAAGCACCAAGTGGCGCAGCCGCCGCGGGTGCAATGGGTGCTGATATTGCCGCTGGTGCTGACGCCATGAATGCCGCTGGTGCCGACATGGCTGCTGCCGATGCCGCTGGCGCCGAAATGGGAGCTGATGCTGCCTTGGACGCAGCCGCAGCCGAAGCTGGCGCAGAAGCTCCTGCTGCCGCACTAGGTCGAGCCAAGAGATAATGAAAATATTTGAAGTTGATGCTGGTTCAGCACCAACTCCTGACCCAGAACAACTGTCAGGGTTGGTACAGTTCCTCAATGGTCGTGCCAGCGACACCAATGCCAAGAAAGAAATCAGTCAGGATGCATTTATCAAACTGGCCAATGATTTAGACATCAACATAACCCCTGACAACTTAGCCGGTGTTGTGAGTCAAGAACCACTCAGTAACTTATTAGAACCCATGGATCCAAACACTGGAGTTTTGGTATTTAAAAATGCCGGCAAACCCAATGTTGCCATGCCAGTAGATCGGGCACAGGACATTGTGGCATCCGCAGCCAAATCGGCCATGAAAAAAGACCGCGGGGTCTAACCAATTCAGTCAACTAAAGGTTGACCTAAAACGTTAAATAGTGTATAGTCTGTAAACTAAACTCTAGGAGAACCCTATGACACGCTTGGCAATTTTGTTGGCACTGTTTGCAGCCGCTCCAACAGCAATGGCTCAATACAACAACTTCGGCACTGTGGAGATTGTGAGAGTTGAACCACGCATGATCACCACATATCAACAACAATGTCGCGAAGTGGCTGTTCAAACTCCTGCCACTTCTGGCAATACAGCAGGTGGTGTTCTGGGAGCCATTGCTGGTGCCGCAATTGGCAATCAAATTGGTGGCGGCTCCGGGCGTGATATTGCCACAGTAGTGGGCGGCGTGGTAGGTTATCAAGCCGGTCGCGGTGAATCCCAGCCCGGCGGTGTAAGCTATCGCACTGTGTGCGAATCTGTACAGGTCTTGACACAGCGAGGCGAAACAGTGACTTTTAGATACCGTGGCCGATTGTTCAGCCAAACTTTTGATTGATTGTGATTCTATATGGCCTACTCAGACAAAGTAATTGATCACTATGAAAATCCACGCAACGTGGGTAAATTTGAAATTGACGATTCAATCGGTACAGGCATGGTAGGAGCACCTGCTTGCGGTGACGTGATGAAACTTCAGATCAAGGTCAAAGACGGCATTATCACAGATGCAAGATTTAAGACTTACGGATGTGGCTCAGCAATTGCATCAAGCTCGCTGATTACTGAAATGGTCAAAGGAATGTCGCTCGACGCCGCACAATCAATTAAGAATTCAGACATTGCTGAAGAGCTCGCCCTCCCGCCAGTCAAAATCCATTGTTCAATCTTGGCCGAAGACGCGATCAAAGCCGCGGTAGAAGACTATCGCAAAAAGCATGATCTCGTTCACTGACACAGCACGAAACAAAATCCAAAAACTAGTCACAGCCAAAGGCTATGCAGGAATTCGGCTTGGCGTAAAAACCACTGGTTGCTCTGGCCTGGCTTATGTGTTAGAATACGTGAACAAATACACACCCCAAGATGGCAGCATCAACTATGCGCAACCCGAATTTATTGTTATAGTGGATCAACGGCACGATGTTTATTTGCAAGGTATGATTGTGGATTATGTGCGTCAGGGTCTCAACGAAGGTTTTGAATTCCGCAATCCTAATGAACGTGACCGTTGTGGCTGCGGAGAAAGTTTTAGAGTTTGAAACAAAAATACATTGACCTATACATGGACTGGGCTCGGCGAGCTGCTGAACTCAGTAATGCTCGACGCCTGCAGGTGGGCGCAGTAATTGTCAAAGACGGTACTGTGATCAGCTATGGCTACAACGGCATGCCCGCAGGTTGGGACAACAACTGCGAAGACGAAGTTTACCAACAAGACGGAACTGCGGGACTAAAAACCAAACTCGAGGTTCTTCATGCTGAATCAAATTCTATTGCAAAACTGGCGAAATCTACTAACAGTGGCCTGGATGCTGATATCTTTATTACTCATGCTCCCTGTTTGGATTGTGCAAAACTGATCTATCAATCAGGAATTCGTCGAGTGTATTTTGGTCAAGCATACAGAGACAACTCGGGCATTGAATTCTTGCAAAAATCAGGCATCACAGTAAACAAATTATGATCATTCAACGTTACAATTACGCACCTCTTGACCGCACCACTGTTGATGGCAAACGCCATTATTGTTTGCCTGATGGTAGCAAGGTGCCCAGCGTCACAACCATTCTTGACAAAACCAAACCCAAGGAAAAGGTGGAAGCTTTGGCCAACTGGAAAAAGCGTGTGGGCGAAGCCAAAGCACAGGAAATCACCACAGAAGCTGCCAATCGTGGCACAAGGATGCACGCCTACTTGGAGCACTATGTTTTGCAACAGGACATGAAACCTTTGCCATCAAATCCATTTGCTCACCCCAGTTGGTTCATGGCTGCAGAAGTCATTCTCAAAGGACTAAGCAATGTAGACGAATTTTGGGGGGTTGAAGTTCCGCTATATTATTCGGGACTTTATGCAGGCACAACAGACTGCATTGGGCTATGGAAAGGACGTCCTGCAATCATGGACTTCAAGCAGACCAATCGTCCCAAAAAGCGCGAATGGATTGATGATTATTTCTTGCAACTTGCGGCCTATGCCGCTGCGCACAACGAAATGCATGGAACCACCATTGATCAGGGTGTTATTTTAATGGCTTGCCAGCCCAAGTTGCTGGAAGATGGTACTTATTCTACCCCAGAATATTTTGAATTTGAAGTTTTGCCCGATGAATTTGCGCATTGGGCCAATGAGTGGATGAAACGAGTGGAGCTATACTATTTGACACGCTAAATACAGGATGCAGATTTACCTTACAGTTAATAGTGTTAATAAAAAATGGTACATTGGTAGAGATAAAAATAGCTCTACCAATTACTTTGGTTCTGGAACTTTTTTAAAAAAAGCAATAAAAAAGTATGGTAAACATAATTTTAAGAAGTTTGTTTTAGAGACCTGCGATTCAATCGACCATCTCAATCAAGCAGAAATTGCATGGATAGCATATACTAACGCTGTCAATAATCCACAAAGTTATAATGTTGCAAATGGTGGTGATGGCGGCCCAGGGGATAAATTTAATGGATGCAAGAGATGGTTTAGTCAGCTTTCGTCCATTGATAAAAAACGTTGGCACGATAAACAAGCACAAAGTCGTGCAAAAGGCTGGTATATTAGCAGAATTGACAACCCTGAAGAAGTGTATGTTGCTAACATTTCAAAATGGTGCGAAGAACACAATGTTGACAAATCAATGCCAACTGCATTAAACACTCCAACTAATCGTTTGTTTTTAAAACAAACCAAAGGTTGGAGAATTCGGAGATCAGATATGCCAAAATTAGAGCCTTATATAAACAAAAGAAAACTGGGACATGCAAATATTGCATGCAAAGGAAAAACCTGGAAACTAATTAATGGTAACCGCGTTTGGTCTGATAAGGGAGTAGCATAATGGCGATAGTCCAGATCTCGAGGATCACCCAACGCAAGGGTCTAGCAGAAGATTTACCTCAACCTTTGGCAGGTGCAGAGCTGGGTTGGTGTACCGACACTCGTCAACTTTTTATTGGCAATGGCACCCTGGTAGATGGTGCGCCAGTGGTGGGTAATACCGAGATACTTACTGAATTCAGTGATGTTCTTGCAGCCTCTACAGCATATACCTACAAAGGTCAAGCCGCTGGTTATGTTGTACAAACTGGAACCAGCGCCGGCACACCCATTAGTCAAAGTCTGCAGGCAAGACTGGACAGCATTGCAATTATTACAGATTTTGGGGCCACAGGCGATGGCGTTACAGACGTAACTGCCAACATCAACAATGCTCTGTATCAATTATTTTGCCGTGATGTCAACACACAGATACGTCGCAGTTTGTATTTCCCTGGTGGCACATATGTCATCAGTGACACATTGAATATTCCGCCATACTGCAATCTATATGGTGATGGTCCTGAAAGCACCATTATATCATTTACTGCACTGACTTGGACCAATGCAGTATCTTACAGCAGTGGTGTACTGGTCAAGAACGGTGCCTCCTACTACAGAAGTGCGGCCGCAGTGCCTATTGGCATCTCTATTTCCAACACAGCTTATTGGACACCCACCACTCTGCCCAGTTACATTTTTAGAACTGCTGACAGTTTGCAACAAACTGGCGCCAACATTGGTACCAATGGTGCCACACCACCAGGTGATTTTGAGATCACCAACATGAAATTTGTAACTGATCAAGTTCATGATGGTTGCTACATTGAAGCAGCTAGAGATTGTTCTTTCCAAAGCATAAACATACAAGGTCCCGAAACCACAGCGTCACTGACAACCCCAGTTAATAACACCGCCTGTGTGCGCTGGAATACCACTCCAGGATATACCTGCAACAACATAGAATGGAATCATTGTAAATTTTCAGGCATGATATGGGGCACAAACACAGCTGAACAAATTGAATCAGTGACATTTGCTAACAGTTTGTTTAATACCCTGTATCAAGGTGTGTATCTAGGCGACAGTGTGGCGCCGGCAGTGGGCCCAACTGGATTCCGCATGGTTGAGAATCAATTCGACAACATCTATGCCGAAGGCATAGTAATTGAAAACGTGGGTCTTAACTGTTCGGCATACAATGCATTTTATGATGTAGGAAATAATTTCAACGGTGCTAACTTGCCATCGACACCGGTAATTGACATCAACGGACTCAACAATGTCAGCGTTGGTGACATGTTTGAACGAACCACGCAATTTGCATCTGGATCAACACCAAGAATTAGGCTCAACAATCTCAACGGTGTTGCTCTGGGTATGAATGTCAGCAACATCACATTCTATCAAAACAACAGTGCTGGTGCAACGCCCTACAACTATGCCAATCAATTGGCCCTGGGCACATATCAACGCACGGCTGGTATCACTGATACCTTGGCCAACAACGCAGCTGCTGCCCGAACGTTATTGACATTTGATGCCGGCTACATAAAAGCAGTAAAAATTGATTACACCATTGTTCGTGGAGTTGATGTGCAATCTGGATCGTATATCATTATTGCCGGAACTGATGCTTCAGGAACAGGTCTAGCCGGACAAGACACCAGTTTGGACAATGGCACTGGCCCCGGAGTGACGTTTAGTCAAAGCGAAGCGGCCAGTGTGGTGAGTTGGACCTACACCACCACCAACACCGGAACTGCTGGAACCATTTATTATTCCGTAACAAAACTAGCCTGATGTGGCCACGCACTTTTGCCGAAAGGCTAGCGAGTTGGAATCAACTCAGAAATCAAGCCGCCGCTGCTGATCTTGAAACTGCCCTGCACCAAATCAATAGTTGGTGGTTTCAAACCCCTTGGCGCGCCTACCATTTGCACTGGGATGATCGGGATTCCTGGCCCGATCCTTGGCAATTGTTGAGCGACGACATCTACTGCCCACTTGCTCGCGCACTGGGAATCATGTATACTATAACTTTATTGGATCGTGAAGATTTGCAAGATGCTGCGTTGGTCGAGGTTGCCAGCGACAATTTAGTCCTGGTGCACAAAAAGAAATATATATTGAATTGGGACGCGGATACCATCTTAAATATCAATCCAACCGGATTAAAAATCCAACACAGCATTGCGCAACAGCAACTAAAACAACAAATTAGGTAACAATGAAACAAATTACAGTGGAAAAACGCAACGGAACTCGCGAGCCGTTGGCGTTGGAAAAGTGGCAAGCGCAGATCGCCAAAGTTTGTTCGGGGATAGCTGACGTCAGTCAGAGCATGATTGAAATCAAAGCTCAATTGCATTTTTACGATAGAATTACCACAAAAGAAATTGATGGAATAACCTTGCGTGCCATAGTGGATCTAATTGATGTAGAGTCAAATCCCGATGTAGGACACACCAACTATCAGTATGTGGCTGGCAAACAGCGTCTCAGTATGCTGCGCAAGGATGTCTACGGCACTTATGATCCTCCGCATTTGTATGAGATTGTGAAACGTAACGTGGCTGTGGGCCTATATACTCCTGAATTACTAGAGTGGTACAGCGAAGATGACTGGGATCGCATGAATGACATGATTGATCATGCCAAGGACGAACAGTATTCGTATGCCGCAGTGGAACAACTGATTGAAAAATATCTTGTTCGCAATCGTAGCTCAAAGGAAATCTATGAGACTCCGCAGGTTCGTTACATGGTTGCCGCCGCTACTGTCTTTCACAAGGAAGAACCCAATAGTGCTCGTATGCGTTATATAAAGGAATATTACAATGCTGCCAGTGATGGTCTTTTCACTCTCGCTACTCCTGTGCTTGCTGGGCTTGGTACTCCAACTAAACAGTTTAGCAGTTGCGTTCTTATCCGTAGTGATGACGATCTCGATTCTATATTTGCTTCGGGTGAAATGATGGCCAAGTATGCCAGCAAACGTGCTGGCATTGGCTTGGAAATAGGACGTTTACGCCCACTGGGATCACCCATTCGTGGCGGTGAAATCATGCACACAGGCATGATCCCGTTTCTTAAAAAGTGGTTTGGTGACCTACGTTCATGTTCACAAGGTGGTATCCGTAATGCAAGTGCAACTGTGTTTTATCCCATATGGCATCATCAGTTCGATGACCTTATTGTTCTCAAGAACAATCAAGGAACCGAGGAAACACGAGTCCGACACATGGACTACGGAGTGGTGCTATCTGCTTTCTTTTGGCGTAGATTTAAAAACAAAGGGCATATCACTTTCTTTGACCCCAATGAAGTACCGGAGCTCTACGAAGCGTTTTACCGGGACACTAAACTATTTGAAGATCTTTATGTCAAATATGAAGCTAGATCTGACCTCCGGACAAAAACTATGTCTGCCGAAGAAGTCTTTAAATCTGGCATCCTTAAGGAACGAACAGATACCGGTCGTATCTATCTAGTGTTCATTGACAATGTCATGAACCAAGGTCCGTTTGACTCAGAGTACCATACCATTTATCAGAGTAACCTTTGCTGTGAAATTCTCTTACCTACACGACCTTTTAAACGACTGGATGATGCTGATGGGCGAATCGCGCTCTGTACGCTTGGAAGTATTAACTGGGGTGCATTCCGGAATCCTGAAGACATGCGCCGAGCTTGTAGAATTCTGCAGAGATCCTTGTGTAATATCCTTGATTACCAAGACTTCCTGTCAATCCAATCGCAGTTATCCAATGACGAAATCCAGCCGCTTGGTATCGGTATTACTAACCTTGCTTACTGGCATGCCAAACGGGGATTGCAATATGGTGACAAGGACGCTCTGGCTGAAGTTAAGTCTTGGATGGAACATCAGGCTTTCTACCTTACAGAAGCTACAGTTGAGCTTGCCCGAGAACGAGGCGCTTGCAAAGATTCGGAGAGGACCTGGTATGGTCGTGGTGTGTTTCCGTGGGAACGACGTGCAGCCGGGGTCAATGAACTCACGAATTTTCAGCCTGAACTAGATTGGGAACCCTTGCGAGAACAGATGAAACAGCACGGTGTTCGCAATGCCACCTTGATGGCCATTGCTCCTGTGGAATCCAGCTCAGTAGTGATCAACTCAACCAACGGCATTGAAATGCCCATGAGCTTGATTTCGGTAAAAGAAAGCAAAGCAGGCAGCTTGACACAGGTTGTGCCTGAATATCACAAACTCAAGAACCGATATCAAATGATGTGGGCGCAGAAAAACTGTGACGGATATTTGAAAACTGCGGCTGTGTTGGCAGCCTATGTTGATCAAAGTATTAGTACTAACACATTTTATAATCCAGCACACTTTGCGGATCGTAAAGTTCCAACTACATTGATTGCCAAGAACTTGATGCAGGCACACTACTGGGGATTAAAAACATTCTACTATAGTTTGATCAACAAACAAGGTGCCAAGGCACGAGATGAAGAAGTTTCTGCACCATTAGAAGTAATCGACTTTGATGATGTTGAAGACTGCGAAGCCTGTAAGCTATGAAAAAAGTTGCGGTAATTGGCGCAGGCATCGCTGGCCTGACCACTGCCTATTATTTGATAAAAGCAGGTTATCAGGTATCGGTATATGAAGCCGAACGTTATCCTGCCATGCGGACCAGTTTCGCCAACGGTGGTCAGATATCAGTCAGCAATAGCGAAGTATGGACCAGTTGGAGCAATGTTAAAAAAGGCTTCAAGTGGATGTTCAAAAAGGATGCTCCACTACTGATTCGTCCTAGACTAGATTGGGCACAGTGGAAGTGGATGGCCAAGTTTTTGTACTACACAGCTCGTGGTGTGTATCAAAAGAACACAGCAAACACAGTAAAAATGGGACTGCAAAGTCAAGAACTGTACAACGAAATTTGCAAACAAGAAAAAATTAATTTTGACCGTAGTGACTGTGGCATCTTGCATTTTTACAAGGATCAAGATTACTGGGCAAATGCGCAAACAGTAACAGAATTGTACAACAAAAATGGCCTGCCACGTGAAGAAGTTAACCCTGCTTATGTTGGTGAGGTTGATCCTGCACTTAAAAACATCAAAGGCATTGTTGGCGCAACCATTACTGCTAGCGACTGGACTGGTGACGTCCACAAGTTCTGTTACCAGCTTGCAAACGTACTTGCGACCAAATACAATGTTACATTCTATTACGATTGGCAAATTAGGCATATTGAAGAAGTTTCTTTTTATGATGCTGTGGTCATTGCCAATGGTGTAGGTAGCACAGCACTGGCAAAAACAGTTGGTGATAGTCTTCCTGTATACCCGGTCAAAGGATATAGCATCACTATCAACAATGTTGATCCTGCACACTTGCCTACAGTAAGTTTGTTAGATGATCAAGCAAAGATTGTTACTTCAAGTTTGGGAAATCGTTTTCGTGTGGCCGGTACTGCTGAGTTAACTGGTGAAAACTATGATATACGTCGTGACCGTATTGAGCCGTTGTTGAAGTGGGTACACACTAACTTTCCCAATATCAACACACACGATTACACACAGTGGGCATGTTTGCGTCCTATGACACCAAACATGATGCCAATTGTACAACAGAGTAAGAAACGACCAAATGTGTTTTATCACACTGGTCATGGCCATTTAGGTTGGACATTGAGCCCGGCCACTGCTAAAATAGTAGTAGACCTTGTCAAGGAAAAAATATGAGCAAAGAACAATATAATTTAACAACTAAAACAGACTACCTCAATCGCAAGATGTTCTTGGACCCTGCAGGCCCAGTTACAGTTCAACGATTTGAAGAAGTCAAATACAACAAGCTAGTCAAGTACGAGCAAGAAGCACGTGGCTTTTTCTGGGTGCCTGAAGAAATCAGTCTCACCAAAGACGCACAAGATTTCAAAGATGCCAGTGACACAGTCAAGCATATCTTCACAAGCAATCTGTTACGCCAAACAGCACTAGACAGTTTACAAGGTCGTGGCCCAAGCCAAATCTTTACTCCAGTTGTAAGTCTTCCAGAACTAGAAGCCTTGGTCTACAACTGGACATTCTTTGAAACCAACATTCACTCAAGAAGTTACAGTCACATCATTCGCAACATCTACAACGTGCCCAAGGATGTGTTCAACACCATTCATGACACTAAAGAAATTGTAGACATGGCTTCAAGTGTGGGCAACTACTATGATCGTTTACACATGATCAATTGTCGCAAAGAACTGCTGGAACAGTTCCCTGAGCGTGAGCACATCCGAGCAATTTGGTTGGCACTGAACGCAAGTTATGCACTAGAAGCTTTCCGTTTCATGGTCAGCTTTGCCACCAGCTTGGCCATGGTAGAGAACAAGATCTTTATTGGCAATGGCAATATCATCAGCTTGATACTACAAGATGAAATGCTCCACAAAGAGTGGACTGGCTGGTTGATTAATCAGGTTGTCAAAGAAGATCCGCGATTTGCAGCAGCCAAGGCAGAATGTGAAGCTGAAGTTTATCAAATGTACCTGGATGTCATACGAGAAGAAAAGGCCTGGGCTGATTACTTGTTCCAGAAGGGCCCTGTGATTGGTCTCAATGCGCAAATTCTCAAAGACTTTGTTGATTTCACAGCATTCAATGCTCTCAAAGAAATTGGCATCAAATATACTGCAAGCTATCCGCGCTCAACACCCATCCCTTGGTTTACCAAGCATGTGGATACCAGCAAGAAACAGGCCGCGTTACAGGAAACCGAGAGTACAAATTATGTGATTGGGATCATGAGCGACCAACTAGATTATGACAACCTGCCGGACCTATAACGACAATTATCAAGGTGGTATCTTTTCATAGCATTTGATCCACCTGATAAACCACAATGCAGACAAGTTAGAGTAGGTTTTATACCTAACAGTTTTCCCTTCATCGGATTTGGCAATCCTTTATTCCAAGCGGTATGTCCCCTTGATTTGGGACTATTCAATCTTGCTATTCTAACTGCCTCTATGTGCTCGGGAGATTTCTTTTTGCCTTTATACAACTCACTAAGATTCTTTTTAAATGCATCTGAACGAACAGCACCGCTTGCGCCTTCGCCACCTTCTGTTCCGTTTTTAAGAATCCCAGTTTGTACATCTTGTCGCCCGTACCATTTGATATATCGGCGTTCAAGGGCAAATGCGCCAACTTCGGTTAAATGTGTTTCAAGGAATACAATACGAGAATTGTCTTTTGGAGTATGAACTCCTTTGCAATTTATTCTATGCTGAACAAAGGCTCGATCTCCGACTCCTTTGCCTATATAATAAGGAGTTCCGTCTTCTCGCAAATATGCATAGACGTAAAAATTGTTAGTTAAATACATGTGCTGGTGCCCTTTCCCGGCGTTAGAGTAGTTGGGGATTCCCGTCCCGCGAACTACACCTATATTTATGAAAGAAAATAAAAATATGACAAAAGCAATTGTATGGAGCAAATATCATTGCCCCTATTGTGACCAGGCCAAGGCCTTGCTCAAGCAGAAGGGTATTGAGTTTGAAGAAAAGAAAATTGGTGATGGATACACCAAAGAAGACCTATTAGAAGCAGTCCCAAATGCTCGCACCGTGCCACAAATATTTCTTGGCGAAGAGCTAGTGGGAGGCTTCAATGAGCTTAGACAACGCCTCGCTTGACAGTATCACCATTGACTGGTTCAAAGAAAAAATACCAGACTTTGAAAACAATAAATTTTTCACTGCTGACTGGTTTTCAAACGGCTTGATAAATTTTGAGTATGTCAAACAGCAGATGGGTGCACTGCCGCAGTCAATTTTGGAAATTGGATGTCACGAAGGGCGCAGTACATGTTGGATGTTGGAAAATTTTCTAGCCAACAACGGAACCATCACTTGCATAGATCCCTTTGCTCATGAACCACTCAGTGCGTTCAGAAACGAACGTCCACCCGAAAATAGAATCATTGAGCAAATATTTAGACACAACACTGATTTAGCCAAAGGGTCAGATCAGACAATTCGACTGATGCCAACACTGAGCTTTTACGCTCTTGCTGACCTCGTAGTAGAAGGTCAACAATTTGATTTTGTCTATGTTGACGGAAGTCACAGTGCAGATGAAGTACTTGCAGATGCTGTAATGGCGTTTGGATTGTTGAAAAAGAACGGGTACATGATTTTTGACGACTACCTCTGGAAAGAGGCAGCCGACGCATTGGATCGCCCAAAAATGTCCATTGACGCTTTTGTAAACATGTTTCAAAAGCACATAGAAGTCAAAATGATTAACTATCAATTTGTTATACAGAAAGTTTAAAATGCAATTAATCGCAACACCAGGTCAAGTTTACACCTTTAAGTTAAACTCGGGAGAAGAACTCATTGCCAAGGTCAAAATGGCCGGCGGTGATTGGATTGAGATCGAGCACCCGGTCAGCGTGGCTCCAGGGCCTCAGGGCATGGGCCTAGTACCCTCAATGTTTACCGCAGATCCTGACGCAGAAATCAAGCTAAATACAGCCAGCGTGGCAGTTTATGCATTGACTGACGATCCTGTCAAAATGAAATACATTGAAGCCACCACTGGTATCAAGGTACCAGAGAAGAAACTAATACTAGGATAACATGCCAGCAGTACAAAGAGTAGGTGATGCAAACGCAGCCGGCGGGATAGCTCAAGGCGGAGTTGCCTCTGTGCGTGTGAATGGTCAACCTATCATTGTTAACGGCAATTCAGTTACAGCCCACGCACCCTGGGGTAAACCTCATCCTCCACATGCTGCGGCAACAACAACCGGCGGCAACAGTACAGTCAAAGCTGGCGGCATACCTGTTGTCACCACAGGTTGTGCAGACAGTTGCGGACACCCACGCACCGGCGGCAGCAGTGATACAAGGGTTGGATAATGCCCACAATCACAACCCCGCTACAGTTGACCGCAGTTGCATCCTTGTTGCAAAATCAAGGACTCCGGCCGTTCCCGCCGGCCTTGGCCACAGCCATACAAAACTTCAATGCCACCACGGTGATCAGTAATTTTATTGCCGCAGTGAACTTTTACAAGGCACAGTCATACGCCACAGAATCCACGTTGGATCTTTTGCTACGCATTGGTAGCACTGTGTGCCCGGCTCTGGGCAACAGTATTCCCGAGAACCCGGTTGGCAGTTATCCTTATCTTGACAGTGAGTACTTGATCAATTATCTAGGTGCCGCAGACGGATCCACTCTTGACCCATCGGGCTTTTCCAATCTAATAGAACAAACCTGCGCAGCCTATCTTGGCAATGGTGATGCCAGTAGATTTTGCCAAGGGTTTATGTCAGTACAAGGCTATATTGACACCACCAATCAGTACATCAACAGTGGTGTCAATGTCAATCAGTATCTGGGACCGCTGTTTACCGACATGGATAGTCTTGTAACCGGCAACATTTCCAATATCACAACAGACTTGCCCAATTTTGGTGTGGACTTGTTCAAGCAGGGAAATTTGTGGAACCCCAATAAACTGGACCTATATGGCACACCAGCTGGGTTGATACAACAAATTTCGGCCTTGACTGGAATTCGAGGTCGCACTGTACCTGCACTACAGAATGCCATGATCAGCATGGGTCTCACTGCCCAAAACATTTCTGACTTGGTGAATGACAATCGTGTGGGGTTGAATCGACCCAACGGACTCACACAAAACGAGTTTGACAAACTGCAACTCATGGCCTACCGAGCAATTACCACGATCTCAGGCGATGACCTGCAACAGATCTTGGACATCTTGGGAGTGACCACACCGGGCGTGGCCAGTCTTGAAGATTTGCTGAATCCAGTGATTATGTTTCCTTTGAGTTATGCATCGTTACAGACCCCTAGCCCCAATGGTCCTGTACCAATTTTCAACAGCACCGGTGCGGTGAATTCCAGCATCACTCCCATAGTCAACAGTTACTTGCCCACAGCGTCTGGCTGTGACGAGCTGGGCAAAGTGATCCCGCCCGCACAGGCCGTGGCAAACAAAGCCATACAGGTGGCTCTGCAACAAATCAACAACGTACCCAATACCACGTTGCCAAAGTTGGCTGAAATTGTGATAGGCAGTGTAGACAACCCTTGGGTAGTAACACAGCCCTATCTGGCCAACACAGTGGTGGGCTTGGGCGCACCAGTAGCCAGTTACTATAGAGCCATTACTGACGTTCCTGCTGGCATAGATATCAACAATACTGCCTACTGGGAACCAACCACCCTGGGTGGTCTCAGTACCATGGCTGGATTACCGCTGATACAGGCACAGACCACTCCAGTAGACAGTTCAATCACAAATTATATCGCAAACATCTTGGCCACAGGTACCGGACCCAACGGCACAATCACCACATATGATGTACTGGGGCTGACACTGGACAGTGAAGATTTTGCCGCACAATTGGACACAGCTACCACAGCCGTCAATGCTTTGCAAACCGCGGGCAGTTTGGCCACCCTGAACACAGCATACGTAAACATTTTGTCGGCAATCAATGATGCTGGAGTACTAACTCAAATTACCAATGCCAACAACGCCATTGCCGCACTTGGTGCCAGTCCCTATGTGACCACACTCAACACCGCCTGGACCTACATGGCCAATTTCATGAACCTGAGTGCCAAGTACACCAGCGAAGCCGGTGCGGACTACTTCAATTTGCAAGCTGGTATAACAACCAATGTGTACAGTTTTGTTCAGAACTTGCCGCGTTATGGTTTGCTCACCGCCTTGGATGATGCTGCTGAGTTCATGGAAAACATTGCCGATACCACTACCTTAGGGGGTCAGGCCATTGTTGGCGTCATGCGCGAAGGTCGCAATGATTCAAGATTGTTTGCTGGCAGCTTGTACAACACCAACCAAATACCCAGCGATCCAGAAGTTGCTCCAGTCCCAGTGATTGTGCCGGTGACTTGATAAAAACACAACAAAAATAGCCGTTTTGTGTTGACTCGGCTCTGCTATACATATATAATATAGATTGACATCTTGTCATTCAACTTTTAAAGGAAAAATAAATGAAAAAATTTGCAATTGCAACCATGATCGCCCTTGCTGCCTCTGCAGCTTCTGCACTGGAAGTTGGTGTTACCACTGCCCGTGACTATGCTGGTACCAACCGCAACGCTGTGGGCCTAACTGTTGGCCAGAAAGTTGGCGTTGCCACTGTGACCGCTGGTTTTGATCGTGCCACAGGTGGCACCAATGATCAGGACCGCTACAGCTTGGTTGCCGGAGTTGATGTTGCCAAATTGGGCCCTGTGAGTGTTGCAGTCAAAGGCGGAGCTGCCTACCTCAACAACCAGACTGGTCAAGACGGTTACGCTGCCTTGGTTGGTGTGGGCGCAAGTGTGCCTGTTGCCAAGAAAGTGGCACTGACTCTAGACGCCACACGCCAGTTTGGTCAAAGCAGTGTGAACAGTTTTGACGGCAATCGTGTCACTGCTGGCCTTAAGTTCAGCTTCTAAAGTAATACTTGAGTATTACAAAAACCCTGCAAATTGCAGGGTTTTTCTTTGGTTGACCAATAATTCCCAATTTGCTATAATATACGCATACAGACACAAAAGGAGCCCCGAATGTTTTACATCGTTGCAAAAGGTACCGGACACATTGTTACCGATGGTCCCAATCGGACACGTGCCTACAAAACTTTTGGTGCCGCACGTGCCACCCGCACTCGGCTGTGTAACAAGGCAGGTTGGATGTTGAGTGAGCTCAGCATTGTTGACACCAAACACTACAAACCCCGAATGGTTACCCGTACTAACCTCATGACCGGTCAAGAGTTTACAGAAGATGTCAACACCCCTTACTTCTGCTCGCCCAGTTCTGAATCTTATTGGAGCATGTAATCATGGAACGACTCGCAGACATTCAACAGATCAACTCTGCTATCATGTTTGGTGACTTCAGCAATGACCAGCTCAACAGCATCATTGCTGCCATCAAGTATCGTCGATCTTTGATCACCAAACAAAACAAACGAGCATTCAGGTCCGGTGACTCTGTGAAGTTCACCAGTAGCCGCAATGGCCTGACCTATGTGGGCACTGTGGACAAAGTCAAAATCAAATACATTCTTGTGAAGACTTCCGGCGGCATGTTCAACGTGCCTGCCAACATGTTGGAGTCAGCATGACTGTCAAGCCGTTTCGTGATTGGCTTGAAGATTTATGGCGAGCCAACTGTGATGAACTTGACGGCTGGGGTCAGCCCCGAATGACCATGCCAGAATATTTTGCCAAATACAAATGGTGGCTCAAACGCGAGTACCAATACCAAAAAGGAGTTAGACGTGGGTCTTGACATGTATGCATATGTGGCCAGCCGAGCCGGGCAGCAAAATGATTTTTATGACACAGCGGTGTTTGACTCTGATGCAAAAGAGTATGTGAATAGCAATGTCACCAAGCCACGTGAAATTGCCTATTGGCGCAAACATCCCAATCTGCATGGTTGGATGGAAAGCCTTTGGAAGCGTAAATTGCACCAAGCCAACATGGAACAGCCCGATGACCGTGGTTGGGGCAGTGCGTTCAACGGCATTGAACTAGAACTAACATGGGAAGATCTTGACAAACTTGAGCAAGCAGTCAAGCACTGCCAGCTACCCAAGACCACAGGATTTTTCTTTGGCGAAGACTCGGACGAATATTATCGAGCACAAGATCTAGAGTTTATCCAAACTGCCAAGTCCGAATTGTTCTTGGGACTTAAAGTGTTTTATAACTCGTCGTGGTAAGGATTTAAATAACATGAATGAAATCTCTTTTGATCTTGATCGTTGTGAGGCAGTGATGGCCGCAGGTTGGATTCGAGACCTGGAAAGTTCGGACAGTCGCATTCACAAAGAAAAGGTGATTGAAAAAGCACTCATGGCCGCACGACTGGGCAGTACTGATGCACAGTGCTTTTTGTTCAACTGCTATCAAGCCTACAATCCGTTCTACACATTTCATGTGCGACAGGTTCCCGAAACCACAGGACTAACTGGTCGTGGCAACCCGTGGCCACGCTTTTGGGCCTTGTTGGAAGACCTGCGCACTCGAGGTATTTCAGGACACCGCGCACGTGATGCCATTCAAGAATGTGCTGACGAGTTTGATAGTGAAGAGTGGAACAATCTTGCTCGACGTGTGCTGATCAAAGACCTACGTTGCGGCATTTCGGAAAAGACCTTGAACAAGGTGTTGAGCAAAACTGAATGGAAGATTCCTGTGTTCAGTTGCCAACTGGCACAAGACTCAACAGACCAGCCCAAAAAGCTCCGAGGCATCAAGCGCCTGGAATGCAAACTGGATGGTGTGCGTGTGTTGGCAGTGGTGTCGGGTAACTCGTGCACCCTGTACAGTCGCAATGGTAAAGAGTTTGAAAACTTTCCGCAGATTGCAGAAGCTATTTTAGATAATCGCAAGCACTTTCAATACGGTCGTGGCACAGGTGGCCACTTTGTGCTGGATGGTGAGATCGTTGGCGAAAGCTTTCAAAAGCTCATGCGTCAAGCACATCGCAAGAGCAATGCTGAAACTTCGGGCATGGTGTATCACATTTTTGATATCTTGCCCTTGGATGCTCTCAAACAAGGCCACTGCAATTTGCAACAGTACAAACGCATTAAGTGGATTGAGAGTGCCCGAGAAGCCCTTTTGGACACGCCTTGCCTGCGCATCATGAATGGCTTGGAAGTGGACCTGGACACAGCCGAAGGGCATGACATCATGCACCGTTATGCCGAGGCTGCTGTGGCCGAGGGTTTTGAAGGTATCATGATCAAGAGCATGGATGCACCTTATGAGTGCAAACGCAGTGATTTTTGGATGAAATGGAAACCCACTATAACTGTTGATTTGAAGATTGTGGGTTTTGAGCAAGGTACTGGTCGCAACGAAAATCGACTTGGTGCTATAATTTGTGAAGGAGAAGACAATGGACGGCATATTTGTGTTAATGTTGGCAGCGGTCTTAGTGATAGCGATCGCGATGGGTACTGGGCCGCAAGGCATGACCTACTTGGTCACTTGGTTGAAATCCAAGCTGACGCGGTCACACAAAACCAAGACGGAACATACAGCCTCAGATTCCCACGGTTCTTGAGATTTCGTGACTTCGAAGCAGGAGAAAAAGTTTGAAAATTGGACTTAGTTATAGTCGTTGTGTTCGTGACATTGTGGAAGGTCAAGTGGACCTTGAAGATGTGTTGGTCATTGTTGCTCGCACAGACTTTGATCCACGTGATGATGCACAATGGTCGGGTATCTGGGCAGGCTATAGTGGCGGCTCATTTCTAAACACAAATATAGAATGGGGCGATACTGATTACACGGAACAAGATTTCCGTGATGTCAGTATTGAATTATGGAATCAAGGCAAGTTCCACCAGCCCCGCAAGTTCGGTGCTCACCCCCGACGCCTGCCGTACTACTGGTTAGAAACTGTGGTATCAGACAGCGACCTAGAAAACTTGCCCACTGTAAAAGACGCCTGGGACAAATTTCAAATGGTATCTGGTCTCAGAGGTACTCCGTTGAAAGCACACAATGAGTAAAAGAGTTGGCCCAATCACATTAGACGGCGAAGCTGCAAACCGAATCACTTTGCTAAATCTCAAAGAGTACCGTGGATACCTCAAGAAAGAACTCAGTGACTGGAAAAAGAATCCGAGGTCTGAAGACAATCCCACTGGCTATTGGTTGCATCCAGAAGATGTGGTAAACAATGCTCGTGTAATCGAAGCATTGAACCTAGTGATCAAGCAATACGAATGAAAAAGATATTCTATGAAAAAATTGGACGTCGGTATCATCCTGTGGCTGAGTATGACAGTGATCTTTTGGACAGTTTCCCTAAAGGTAATCACTTGGTCATGTGCTACCCCGGGGGTTCATCCCGTAGGTTTAACGTGGAACCTAACCATGCCGCGCTGATTGCGGCCGGCCGTGTGGCCGAAGATGCCATGTGCAAAGCCATACGCGAAGCCAGTGAACTGCGACCACAAAGAACTGCTATTACTCCGGGACAAAAGAAAGCCTGGGAAAAGTTAGCAAAAGAGTTTGGTAGTGAATTGGCTACTCTACAAATTGCTTGTGTTTACGACATTGCTCAAGCAGGATTGACGGCATTACACGCAGAAGCAGATAAATTAATGAAACACGAGAGTGTGAGACACGCATACGAACAATTTTTGTTGGTATGCGAATTAACCAAAAAGGAGAAAGAATGATGTACGCATCAACTATTGACAGTTATAGAGACGCCGCGGGCGTAAATCAAGCCATGGGTCGTGTGTATGGACACATGATGCTGGCTGTGATCACCAGCATGCTGGTGTCTATGTTTGTGGGCATGAGTCCAGAACTGGTACAGTTTTTCTTTACCGGATTCATGAAATGGGTGGTTATCTTTGCACCCTTGGTGGCAGTGTTTGCGGTCACCATGGTGCTGGGCAACAATCCCAGCAAAAGTGTTGCGCAACTTTGCCTACATGGTTTTGCGGCCCTTATGGGCTTGAGTTTTGCCACAATCTTTGTAGTTTTTAAAATGGGATCAATCGTCACAGCCTTCATGGGCGCGGCTGTTTTGTTTGGTACCATGTCGGGATATGGATACTTTACCAAGCAAAGTCTTGACTCAGTGGGTCGTTATGCTTTTGTGGCCTTGATTGCAATCATCATTGCCAGCATCATCAACATCTTTATCGGCTCTACGGTGATGCAAATGGTGATCTCTGCAATTGCAATCATTGTGTTTTTGGCACTCACAGCCTACGACACACAGAGAATCCGCGAGATGGTGTCAAATGGAAATGCCACTGCGGCCGACGAAGTGTCTGGAGCACTCGCATTGTATTTAGACTTTATTAACCTGTTCATTAATCTGCTCCAGCTGTTTGGACTTAAAAAGGACGACTGATGTCTACCACCGAAGAGCAGGAAAAACTGCTACAAGTACTCAAATTCACACCGCGCACCTACAAGATTCAATTGTGGGGCTATGGTGGCGAGCATGTCATGGGCACCGTGGATCGCAAGGTCTACGATTATTTTAAGGAACATCGTCTAAGTGTGCCGGACTATGCCTGGGGTGGATATGATGGGGAAGTGCCCGAAGACATGCAACCTTTTGCGCCCGGGTCGTGGTTTGATTGCGATGACATGGGACATGTGAATGGCGTGGATATGAGTGCCGGACATCTGCAGATTCTGGACGAGAATGAAAACATTGTTTATGAGCGTGAACTGTCCAGTCTTGACGGCTGCGATGTGCAACTCAGCACCATAGAAGAAGTTTGGATTGACGAAAAAGATCCCGGCACTGTGGTGTTCTATGGATACACATCTGACAAGGGCACATTCTTTGAAGCCAACATTGAACTTCGACAACCATTTGATCCTGAAAAACTGCTGATACAAATTTCCGATTTTGACAGCAACGAAATTGTTGTAGGTGCTGAATACGACGGTGAAGAACTGGACAACTATGGTGGAGACACCAACGGCAAAGGTTCTGAGTATGCATTCTACATTGCAGGGTCAAACCAAGGCAAAGGCTACGAACGATATCGCGACATGGATGACATCGTTTATGGACTTACTAACTGGTTCCCGGCCAAAACTGTGCCTGTTCGCCAAGGCAAGTATGAAGTCAAGACCAAGGACGGTCACGAATATCATGCCATGTTCAACGGCCGGAACTGGCACAACGAGTGGAGCCCCGACGAAGAACTCAAAATTGTCAAGTGGCGAGGTGTAGCCTACGACCCCGATGAGCACTTTTTGAGAGAAGCATTAGACCGTATTGTTTTGGAACATACCAAGGAGTAATCATGGCAAATTGGACTGTAAGCACTTATTATAAAAAGTCGATCGAAGAACACGAGCACTTTGTCAAAGATGGACAAAAACTTGTGTATCAAACGGGCTGGCGCGGAGGATCTTGGACGGTCACTACTTCAGATGATAATCCTCCGGAATTTGAATTTGTAGAAGTTCCAGGCGGAGATGGACGTCGCGACAGTATTGACATGTATAACTGTTGTGAAAACAACATTGAAGAAGTAGAGCTGATTGAAACCTATGACGGATGGTGGGCAGAGATTGAGTGGCCCGATGACATGGACGAAGAAGAACAGCAACGCCTACAGGAGATCATCGACGAAGAAGGCGTCTACAGCCTGGAAGATCAAGAAGATTGGATGCACGACGAAACAGAAATGTATATCTGGGGGCCCATTCAAATTGAGGGAGAAAACGGTTTCAGCAAAATCATCATTGCCGACGAAAACGGCAAAGTTGTGGATTTTAAAGAAGACTAAAATGTAGTATAATTACTGTGTGCATGGACAGAGAGATTGGGCTGTTCAATGGCCGGGTAGGGTGATCGATAACCTAGGCCTACCAGGCACCGTGGCATGTGAACAGAAGTCCCGTAGGTTGCGACAAAGACCTCGGTCTGGCAACAGACCAAAACCCGGATTGGAACCCCGGGGGTATGCCGAGAGGATCTATCTAGTAAGGTTGTGTATATGACTGTTAACATTGAAGCCTCTACGTCGAGTATGCTTAAATCACTTGACTCGCTTAAAGAAACGCCTTTGCCCATGCACAAATTATTTTTCGAACTGTCTACCACCAGTCAATGGTATGCTATCATGCAAGAAGCAAGAGCACAGTTTGGTAAAAATTGGCGCAGTCAGAGTCATGTCAAACGCAGACTTGATCGTGCCAACATAACCTATAGATCTGGCCTGGTCGCAGAGCGTGTTTGGTTTGAGGTACCTGATCCCAAGTTTGGTACTTGGGTAGCCATTAAACATGCTGTTAGACAGGTAGCGGCCACTAATAAATAAATTTCTATGATATTTGGTTTTGCTATTTTGGCCACTGCTCTTTTATTGAGCGCAGTGGCTGCCTATTACTCTGTGGCTGGTCTGGTTGCTATATTTTCTGCGGCAACTATTCCTGTGATCATCATGGGTGGCAGTTTAGAACTGGGAAAGATTGCAGCCACTGTGTGGTTGCACAACAACTGGCGCCGTGCTGGCTGGGCCTTCAAGGTGTATCTTGTGCCAGCCGTGGCCTTCTTGATGCTGCTGACCAGTATGGGCATTTTTGGATATCTATCCAAAGCGCACAGTGATCAAAGCCTGGTGTCAGGTGATGCTGTGGCCAAGATTGCTATCTATGATGAAAAAATCAAAACAGAACGTGACAACATAGATGCTAACCGCCGGGCTCTCAAGCAACTTGATGAAGCAGTGGACCAAGTTATGGGCCGGTCCAGCGACGAACGAGGCGCAGAAAAGGCAGTTCAAATACGCCGTGGCCAACAAGCCGAGCGTGGCCGACTACTCAAAGAAATTGGCGAAAGCCAAAAAAGAATTACCACGCTCAACGAAGAACGAGCTCCTCTTGCAGCAGAATTTCGAAAAGTTGAAGCCGAAGTAGGCCCGATCAAATATATTGCCGCCTTGATCTATGGCGAGAGCACTGATCAAAATGTATTGGAAAAAGCTGTTAGATTTGTGATCATAATGATTGTGCTGGTATTTGACCCTCTAGCACTCACACTGATTCTGGCCGCTAACAAACAATTTGAATGGGCAAGACAAGGCACCGGTGGGTTTATACACGACGAACCCCGATACAAACCAGATGATGGTCCACTGACTGAAAAACAAATTGAAACCTTGCGCGAGATTGTAAAGACAGAGACACCTCCACAACAACCACCTTCACACCACCCCGACACACATCCTTATTTGAAAGAGGGTTTTAAATATCCACCAGGTTGGATGTTTCATTCTCCCATGGTGGTCAAATTCAATGAGACGCCACCAACCGAAGATCATGAAGAAATTGAATCTGAAGATCTGGAACTCAAAGCAGCCATCAAACAATGGAAGGCCGAGAACCCCAACGACACCATAAAAAATCAACGCTCTAAATTAATACGAGGTGAAATCAACGAATTGCCTTGGATGCGTCTGGTAGCCGACAATGCCAGACCAGAAAATCGCACTGGGTTTGGCACCAGCTTTCCAGAAACAGCCAGCAAAGGCGATTCGTTTGTGCGAGTAGACATTGTGCCCAATGTCGTGTACAAGTACAATGGTACAAACTGGATTGCGGTTGACAAAAACCTTAGCGACAGTTACACTTATGATTCAGCTTATATCGAACACCTGGTGAACAAAATAAGTACAGGTGAATATGATCCTGAATTATTGAGCAACAGCGAGCGTCAACAATTGGAAAACCATCTACAAAAGGCAAACAATGAAATCAAATGACACCATTGACACATGTAGTTTTTGTGGTAAACACAAGGATGCAGTTGCCAAACTCATTGTGGGCGAACGTGTGGCAATTTGTAATGAGTGTGTGGAACTTTGCGAAACATTGCTCACAGATGAAAGCATTGTTAAGACAACAGACCCAGTTGAACTTGATCCGCAGGCAATTAAAGAACATCTTGACCAGTATGTTATTGGGCAAGATCGTGCCAAGCAAATGTTGAGTGTGGCAGTGGTGAATCACTACAAACGCATTGCCAATCCTGATCCCAATGTAGAAATTGAAAAATGCAATATTTTGATGTTTGGGCCCACTGGATCAGGAAAAACATTGCTGGCTCGCAGCGTGGCACGCTATCTTGACGTGCCATTTGTTATTGCAGATGCTACCAGTTTAACCGAAGCAGGGTATGTGGGCGATGATGTAGAAAGTTTGATATCTCGACTGTTTGCAGCGGCCAATGGTGATGTGGCCAAGACTCAACGTGGCATTGTGTTCATTGACGAGATTGACAAGATCAGCCGACGCAGTGAAAGTGCCAGTATCACACGCGACGTTTCAGGCGAGGGTGTACAGCAGGCTCTACTTAAATTGGTAGAAGGTACCAAATGTAGAGTCACTCCCACTGGTAATCGCAAGCATCCTTCAGGAGAAATGATTGAAATTGACACCACCAACATTTTGTTTATTGCTGGCGGGGCATTTGTTGGTCTTGATGCTGTAGTCAAAAATCGAGTGCGCGGTACCAGTATTGGATTTGGTGCCAAGGTGAATCCTGATGTCAACACCAGTTTGGATCAAGTCACACCAGATGACTTGATCAAGTTTGGAATGATCCCGGAGTTTATTGGACGCTTTCCTGGTTGGGTAGCTCTGAGGGAACTGGGCAAAGAGGATCTTATCCGCATTTTGCTGGATGTCAAACACAGTTATATTCAGCAGTATTCATGGTTGTTTGGTCAGGATCGAGTTGAATTAGAATTTTCGCCCGAAGCATTGGAATTAATTGCTGATCGCACTATTTTGAACAAAACTGGTGCTAGAGGTTTGCACAGTGAACTGGAACGTGTGTTGCTTCCGCACATGTTCTATTTGGCACAGTATCGCCGGCAAGGCATAGACCGGGTGATCATCGATGCTGATCAGGTAAATACCCCTAGAGAACTCAAGGAAGCAAATGCAAAAACTCAGGGGTAGATCAGTACTGGTGCAAGATGGACAAGTAGAAAAAGCTCTGCGCAAGTTCAAAAAGAAAATTCAAGATTCTGGAATCTTGAATGATGTTCGTGATCGCGAGTTTTATGTCAAACCCACGACTCGTCGCAAGCTCAAAGCATCAGCTGCTCGAAATCGTTGGCGTAAAAAACTAGCAGATCAACAGTTGCCCAAAAAACTTTACTGATGTACATAGAATTCAGCTTGCCCACTGGTGCAGGCGGCATGACAGCGACCTATGCCCTGGCAACACTTCGTGATCGACTTTATAATTGGGCCGCCAAGTACCAAGTTGAATTCCGAACCAAGCCATTCAAGTACACTTTACGGGTAACCTTTGACTCAGATGATCTCTACACTCTTTTTGGGCTGACTTGGGTACCAGATCCAAAACACCCGAGCTGGACAGATTACCGTCTGGTAACTGACCTAAATAACAAAATATAATTCGCTTTTCGTGTATAATAAATAACAATGTAGCGCCGATGGTCGGGCTACATTACAAGTCATCTTGCTTAATAAAGGAGAAAACAAATGACAAAAACTCTAACCCTTCGTTCTTTCGACCTTCCTGCACTCACCAAATTTGGTATCGGCTTTGATAACGTATTTGATGAGCTCATGCGTGTGAGTGCTCAACAATCCAGCTCAAACTATCCACCCTACGACATTGTACAAGTTGCAGACGACGAGTACATGATCAGCTTGGCTGTGGCTGGTTTTGCGCACGACAACCTCACAGTGACCAAGGACAAAAATCTATTGGTCATTGAAGGCAGGCACAGTCGTGAATCAGTTGACAATGAAGATGCCACTGCAAAATACCTGCACAAGGGCATTAGCGAAAGAAGCTTCCGCAGAGAATTTCAACTTGCGGATCATGTGGAAATCAGCAATGCACACCTTGAACTGGGTATTCTCAGCATTCACTTAAAACGTGAAGTACCTGAGGAAGCCAAGCCTAAAACTATTGCTATCACCTACGCTTCCTAATATAATAGCGTAAATACAGTAGCGGCACAGTGCCGCTACTGAACAACAAGGAACTGAAATGGCACAGAGCGATACAAGAACACGAATCAAGCCTGCTGAAGACTTAAAAGAACCGCCCATGTACCGTGTTGTATATCTCAATGATAATCAAACCACATATGAATTTGTGGTGGAAACACTGATGGAGTATTTTGATTACAACGTAGAAACTGCTGAAACCATCACAAAAGACATTCACGAAGAAGGGTCAGCTTGTGTGGCAGTGTTGCCCTACGAAATTGCCGAACAAAAAGGCGTTGAAGTGACCATGCTGGCACGAGCTCAAAACTACCCGTTGCAGATCAGAGTTGAGCCTGAAAGCGTGACTTAAAAATCCACAACTATTCTCTTGGGATAATACACTGATTTGACATGCGGTGTATTGCCTCTCCCGCGGCAGTTGTTGACAAAGCGAATGCCGCCTCGCAGTTGGTCCACACTGCCATGGTAGTGACCAAAACACCATGTGTGTATTTTGTTTTCAGTGTCCACAGCAGCGGCCTGCATCATGAGTCGGTTGCCCATGGTGTTGAATTGCATGCTGCCGTCAAGTTCTATGTCATGTGCAATCAGCGCAGGGTCCGGTACCGTATGGGTAACCATGACGATCTTTTTTACATCTTTGTGAGTTTGTAACCTGCTGACACTGCTCAACATATAACTGGCATCAGTATTGCTCATTCTAGCAATACCCTTGGTGGCCAGGCCGGTGATATTGTAACGTTCTTGGCTCCACAGCGCAGACTGTTCAGCATCAATACCAAGATCAAAATCAAAACCCCACCAACCATTGGTGCCCAAAATTGCAACATTATCCACTATGACCACATTGTCTTGTAGATATACCACATTGGGAATTCGGCGCAGTCGGCGAGCTAGATCGGTGTAGCTATGGCCAATATCTTCCAATCGTTCGTGGTGTTCATCGTTGCCGTCGATGTAAAACACGGCTTGGTAACACTTGCCTAGGTGTTTGAGTGTGCGAACCAACACGTCTCGGTCTTGGCATACGTCTCCTGCAACAATACATACTGGACTGGTAGCTTGATAAGTCCAATCAAAATCTGCGGACCAAGTTTCAACGTGTAAATCAGAAATTAAATCAAATGCTAGGCTCATGATACATATTTAAAAGGAAACACAATGAACATTATATTTGGCGACTCAGCAAAACAAATACCTGACTGTTATACCGTACTAGAGCTAGACACTTTTAGCACAGTAGGCGGCGATCAAACGTTCACTGCTTATTGTTTGGTTGAAAAAATGGCCATGGATGAATTTGCCAACATGGAAGCACACAAAAAGATTCATGCGGATTTAATAGCAGCCTACCGCAACCAACACTGGAACTATTGTGAGCAAGCAATTGCGGGATTGACGGGCAAATGGAATGGTGAGATTGATACGTTCTACACAGACTTACTAAATCGTGTCAAGCAACATAAAGAAAACGGTGTACCAAGTGATTGGACTGCAACCATAGTGAAAGATACTGTATAGGCTATGATCTCTGAGACTGATGTTGTTGTATCCAACGTGCAAGTCTTTCACGATCTGTTGATGTTGGCATTCCGGGACGTTTATGGTCTCTCCAACGCAACATCTCAGGATCATTACTCAATGCTATTTGATCTAGGGCATCTTGATATTTCCCCGACACAGTTAGTTGGCTTGCAGCCAAATCAAAATTATCTTTGAATTCTTTCACAATTTGCTGGTGCCATTCATCACTAAAAAACAATTGTTTGTTGCGTTCGGAGATTTTGTACAGTTCAACCCATAACAATTTTTTTTGACTATTGTTCAGGGAAGTGATTCTTTTGATTTCTTGAACTATTGCTTTGAGTCGTTGTTGAGGATCCTCTATAGTATCATATGTTTCGTCAATCAATCCATCAAAAGTCTCAAATCCATATTGTTTTAAATACTGTAAACTACCTGGGGTGGCTGCCAGCATAAATGGACGACCGCAGGCAATTGGACGTAACACTTTTTCAGTCAAATGTTGCCGCTGATCATCAAATAATGTTTCAAGCACAACTTCAACGGCCGTAGTAGCATAGTCTTCAACGCAGTAGTCAGCACTGGCACTGGCAGCATGTGTGTTGGCCGGATACAGTTCATGCAAGTCATCACGAGAGATAGCAAGATCAGGATTGGTAAATTTGTGTTGGGTATACTGCACCTGGTTGTCAATCGCAGAGAATGTTGTTCGACAACAAGATATTAAATCATTATTGGCTAGCATTTCTACCAAAGCCAAACGATACTCTCTAGTGCCGCTCCAGGCACGATTGTAAATCAAAAAGTCATGAGTAATATTTTCAAAATTTACTGCTAACGTTGGGTCTACTCTAGCATACCTATACCAATCTCTAGCCAACAAAGCGTGACACCAGTAGTATACTCCAATAAATCCATGCTGTTGATAAAGTTCAAGATCCCGGCTGTTTTTCTCAGAATGACACAATAACGTTTGATCATAAGCATTTGTTGTGGCACGTACACATGCTCGCAAATGCAGGTTTGATACAACATCTATCAGTGCCTTGGGCCAGAGAGGGTCTCTATTCTTTTCTACACAATTTTTAAAATCATTTTTGTTATACAAGTAATACATCAAGGGTTCTTGATCATGAAATATCATGCATGGCATGGTCATAACTTCGAACCAAGATTGCTCGGGCCGCAGTGGAAACGGATCTTTGAGATCATCTAGATTTCTTGATCCATGCGGGAAAAACCGATAAATTAGTAGGTCATCGCGATTTGCAATGTCAAAAAGAAAATTGTACAATCTGTCTAAAGGCACACTCATATGAAAAAAATTGGTTTTATTGGAATTGGCAAACTGGGTCTTGATTGTGCTGAAGTCATGGCAGAAAAGCATGAAGTCAGAGGTTACGATATTTACCCGCGCTCTAGCAACTTGATCAAAATTTGTGATATTGATGAGTTAATAAACCAAAGTGAGTGGATCTTTGTTGCTGTGCCAACCCCGCATGCCGAAGGATATGATGGTGCTGAGCCAAGTAGTCATTTGGAACCCCGGGACTTTGGATACGAAGCTGTGATTGATGCCATCAACAAAATCAATCTACACGCCCGGGAGTCCAAAAAAGTTGTGTTAATCTCCACAGTATTACCGGGCACAACACGTCGCGAGTTTGTACCTAGACTGGCTAGACAGCACCAATTTTTATACAATCCTTATCTAATTGCCATGGGTTCTGTGAAGTGGGACATGGTCAATCCTGAAATGATCATGATTGGCACCGAAGATGGAAACCCCACGGCCCTGGCTGGCGAACTGCGTGAATTGTATGACACAGTAATGCAGAACAATCCGCGTTATGAAATTGGCACCTGGGACGAGTGCGAAGCCATCAAGATTTTCTACAACACATTCATCTCAGCAAAAATTGGACTTGTGAACATGATTCAAGACTTTGCAATGCGTATTGGCAATATCAATGTTGACGTTGTCACAGATGCCCTGGCTCGCAGCACCATGCGCATCATGGGATCCAAGTACATGACCGCAGGCATGGGTGATGCTGGTGCTTGCCATCCACGTGACAACATTGCTCTGCGTTGGTTGGCCAAAGAATACAACCTTGGTTACGACTTGTTTGACACAGTGATGCATGCCAGAGAAATACAAGCTAGAAATCTTGCTGACTTCTTGGTGGCGCAGGCATCACAGCACAACATGGAGGTGGTCATACACGGCAAAGCCTACAAGCCCGATGTGCCTTATTGTATTGGGTCTTACTCTACCTTGATTGGACACTACGTCAAACAGGCTGGCCTGGATGTCAAATACCTTGATCCACTAGCAGACAATCAAATCGACGTGATTGCAGAGTTACAACAACCATCAGTGATACTGTGGGCCCATGATCGTCAGATCACTTACAGCTATATTGAAGGGCAAACTGCTACCATGCCGTACTGCGCTATACCTCGTTCTTCAGTCATTGTTGACCCTTGGCGCAAACTTCCATCTATTGATGGGCTTACAATAATACACTATGGAAACACAAGAAATACTCAAATATAACATTCCAAAATTCTGGAACAACGAGTACAAAGATCTCGATTACAAACACGAGCAGTTTAATGATGTTGCCAACATCCAACGTTGGCTGAGTCAAGGTTACTCAGAAAAATTCACCGGTGACATGTGCGATATGCGCAGTCCTCAGCCCAGTTGGAATCAACGTTTTCTTGATATTTACACAGAGATGGGCTGGAAAAACATTGGTACCAGTTACTACAGAATGAACACCGGAACTGTTCTTCCAACTCATCAAGATTTGTATCTGCGTTACATACAGATATTTCGATTGCAAGGCCAAGAACATCGCATACGCAGAGCTGTGATATTTTTGGAAAACTGGAAACCCGGTCACTATGCTGAATACAATAATCTGCCAAAGGTGAATTGGCAAGCGGGTGACGTAGTCGAGTGGCAGTATGATATGCCACACATGGCTGCTAATCTTGGTGTAGAACCAAGGTATACACTACAAATTACAGGATGGGTATGATCAATAGTTACAACGAGTGGAGTCCATTAAAACGCATAGTAGTAGGCTCGGCTACTGATGCCAATTGGCCTGTAAACGACCCTGTGTTCTCTCGAGAAGGTGAAAAGACTACTTGGCGAGAAACACCTGTTCCACGTGGACCAGTGCCCCAAAAGATTATTGATGAAACCAACCAAGACCTAGATAGTCTAGCAACCACACTGATGAGTTTGGGCGTAGAAGTTGTACGCCCAGATCCACTCAACTTTCAAGTTCACGACGGTATGTACAACTATTGTCCACGTGACAGACTCCTGGTGTACGGTTCTACCATTGTGAACCCTGCCATGATGTATCCCTGCAGAGACATGGAACTACAATGTTACCATGACATCGTGGACGAAGCAGAGAATTACCATTTCATGCCCAGACACGAAGGTATGATTTTGGATGCAGCCAATGTTTGTCGACTGGGAGATAAAATGCTGTTTTTGGAATCAGCTTCGGGCAATCGCAAAGCCTATGAATGGTTGTGTAGTGTGTTTCCCGGCGTCAAAATTGAATTATGTAATTTTTATGCTGGTGTGCATATTGATTCAACTATTGTACCATTGCGAGAAGGCTTGGTGATGTTGAATTCCAGTCGCGTGAATTTTGATAATGTACCCCAGGTGTTTGATGGATGGCACAAGATTTGGATCAATGACGTGGTAGCACAGGATTTTTACCAGTATCCATACGCATCAAAATGGATAGCAATGAACCTGTTGGTGGTAGATCCCAACACTGTGATTTGTGATCGGCACCAAACCGAATTGATCCGAACACTTCGTGCTTACCAATTTGAAGTTATCCCCATGGAACTACGTCATAGTCGCACACTGGGCGGAGGTTTCCATTGTGTAACATTGGATTTAGAACGCGGTTGACGAATATTCACAAATGCTGTATAATTACAGCATGACTACATCTATTACTCCGCGTATTGGTTTTTGTTGCAAATGGCTCAATGATCCCAGCGAAACTGGCGGTATGAAAGTCAACGCCAAGGATCGTGACATCAATGGCCGATCAACCACCATGCGCTGGCTGCGTGAGCACAAAGACGAAGCTGAACAGCGCCAATGGGATATCATGAACCATAATGCTCGTGCTGCCTTGATGATGGTGGAGCGTGTGGGCACATTGCCACCTGAACGGCGCATGCTGCGGCTGGGATCAGAAATGCTGCAAGGCTATACTGAACCTAGCTGGATTGACTGGTGGCAACGGCAGGAAATTCAAGATCACTGTGCAAAAATCTTTGCCCCAGTGGGCGATGCTGCTCGACGCCTGGGTGTGCGACTCAGCTTTCACCCTGGACAATTTTGTGTGTTGGCCAGTGAAAATGATGGTATTGTGGAGCGCAGTATCCTAGAGTTTGAGTATCATGCAGACATGGCTCGTTGGATGGGCTATGGTCAAACCTGGCACGATCATGGTTTCATGATCAACATTCACTTGTCGGGTCGCGGCGGCCCCGAAAAGTTTCTGCGCACACTCAAGAGATTGAGCCCCGAGGCTAGAAACCTCATAACTATCGAGAACGACGAGATATCAAATGGTCTGGATACTACTTTGGCTGTGGCTGAGCATTGCGCTCTTGTGCTGGATATTCATCACCACTGGATCAACACTGGCGAATACATCGATCCCAAGGAAGATCGCGTTCAGCGGGTTCGTGAGTCTTGGCGTGGTGTGCGTCCTGGCATGCACTTTTCTACTAGCCGCGAAGATCTTTTGGTTGGGCATGATCGAAGCGTTCGACCAAACCTTGCTGAACTTCTTGCTAGAGGTTATAAAAAACAAAAGCTCCGCGCTCACAGTGATTTCTGTTGGAACGTGGCTGTAAACGATTGGGCCCTGGGCTTTACCACTGACTTTGACATCGAAGTTGAAGCCAAAGGCAAGAACATAGCCAGCCAACAACTTTATGAACAATATATTTCTCAGTACTCTAATCTGGATTCGTGATGATTTTCACAGTCACCCTGCTCGTTTTTGCGTTGAGCTTGTTGCTTGGGCTATTAGTATCGGTTGCAGCATCGCAATGGCTGCTACAGTCCCCAATCCGCCTCTACTGTACATGTATCCTATTTGGATTGCTGGGTGTAGTTTGTACGCTTGGGCTGCTTGGACTCGCAAAAGTTTCGGCATGCTGGCCAACTATCTTTTGTTGACCACAATAGACACTGTGGGTCTTGTGAGAATGTTGATGTAAACGCAATGACTTTGTAACAAAATTGTAACATGATTGTAATTAAATAACTTTGAACTTCAAAGGAGAAATCATGTTCAAATATATTGTTACCTTGCTATCTGCACTAGCATTTACCGCACA